CACGGGGGACATATGCTCTACGGTGACGAATGCAAGGCCGTCTGGGTAGATGGAGCACTGGTCCACAAGAAAGTCCACGATGGATTTATATTCATTCCTGTTGAAAGACAAACCAGTCAGCTAGATGCTTGGCTCTGGGAGACACGCTATTTCATAGATCAGATTGAAGGCAACTGGGACGCCATGAGAGGGCAGAATGATCCTAAAGCCCCCTATATGTCAGCATTTCCTAAGTGTACTAATTCATGCCAGGATTTTGCTCGTAATTGTTCTTATATTGACCTATGCAAGTCTTGGTCTAATCCACAAGGACACACAAGGACGGCTCCAGAAGGATATAAACAAGACCCCTGGAGCCCATTCGACCGACTTGAGTTGAGTAAGATAGGCTTGAAAAAGTAGCAAAAAAGGGAGAATAATTATGAATAAGATTCTTGTTACGTCGGCCTTCTGTTTGTATATACTATTCTTCACAGGAGGATGCGCGGTCTTTTCAGACGGTGCAACAGTTGACTACTCCCGCCTCTTTAATTTTACCCCCGTCTTCACCGTCGGCATGGGAGGAGATATGGGGGGAAATAATCCTTGGGAGGCAGACGAAGGATATAAACAAGCACGCGGCTTGTACGGCTTAGAGCCGTGGAGCACATGGTCACACGACGATGTTGAGTTCAAAAACTATAAGGGACGTATAGAGACCTGTAACACAATACAAGGTCATACGTTCTGCAACTGAGGAAAAAATGGTAGAAAGCGCAAAAGATATAACAGATACAGGCTTCGAGAACATACTTCTTGTTGGGCAGACAGGTTCGGGTAAAACAACCCTTATCCGATCCCTGCCCGGCAAGGTTTTTGCATACCTATTTGACCCCAACGCCAAGCGTTCTCTTGCAGGAGCTGATGTGGATTACGAGGAATGGTTGCCTGATGTTGCAGAACTTGATGTTACAATTAAGAAATTTAATAGAGACGCAAGACCGAGTGATAAACCGGAGAGTGAACGGGAACCAAAGGTCTATATTGACTGGTGTAAAGATATTGCCCAAAAATCTGAAGAAGGATTCTTTAAAAAGTATGATTGGGTCTGCTTTGACTCCCTTACCTTTCTACAACGGGCCTGTTTTGATCGGCAGATGTACATTAACAGGAGGTTTGGTGGTGTTGAAGAACTCGCAGATTATCGCGTCGTGGGCTCTAAAATATCGGATCTGATGCGCTCTGTAACATCTGAAGGTATCAACATACTCTGCACCGGACACATAACCGAGTGGCAGGACGAATTAACTAAGAAGATAACAACACAGCTTTCCTTAGCAGGAAGCGCTAAAACAATGATTCCTCTTATGTTTACACAAATCTGGCAATGTCATTCCCAGTCCGAAGATAAAAAACCCAAGTTCGTAATCCAGACCATGCCTGAAAAGCGCGGTCTACAGTGTATTCGCTCTAGTATCAGCGGATTAGAGATGTTTGAAGATGTAACAATCAAGAACTTCTCAAACGCCCAAAAGTCGGGTATAGCGAAGATACTAAACCCTAACTAGAAACTAAGGAGAACAACTATGCCGTTTATTGAAGTACCAGGTATGGGTGATGATTATGAAGATGAAGTAGTCCCCGAAGCTAATTATGATCTTCGTATCACTCAAGCCACGGATGGCAGGAATAAGGCAGATACATCAGACCAAATTCAGGCTATCATCGCTATTGAGAACTCAGACGTCGAGAACCCTGGAGCCATCTTCCATTACCTTACCTTCCCTAACGAGGACGACGACGATAATCAACGTCGGGGCAAGATGAGGAATATTACTCGCTTCTTGAAGGTCTTTGATATACCCTTCGAGAAAAATGGAGTAAACAGCGATGATATGGCTGGATCTACTGGAAACTGTCTAGTAGTTCTCGGTGAGTACGAAGGCACTCCGAAAAACGAACTTCGTCTGCCAAAGGTCGAGTAGTAACAATCGACCTACAAGAGGTGGTCGGGTAGGCTTTCCTTTGGCCCGCAGTCCCACTTGTTCCCTGCGAGAACCCGATAGCAGGGAACTCTAACTTTGGAGACGAAAATGTTAGCAGGTAAAAAGACTTATATCGTAGCCGCCCTTGTGGGCCTTGTTGTCGTAGCCGTTCAGTTAGGCTTCATATCCGCAGATATGGGTAACACAGCATTGGGCCTTTTGGGTGCAACTGGACTTGCAACTCTAAGGATGGGCGTATCCAATTCATAATGATCGGAGAGGGTTTAGGGGCGGCGAATAATGGCATTTAGGCACAATATTTGCGTTTGAATTTTGTACCGTCATTGGACCGGATACCCAAACATTGCCACGCCGCCCCGCCCATGCTGACACAAAATTTATTTTGAGCATTTGATGATAGATATGTTGACTTTACTAGAATGGACCGCCTTTAGCCTTGGTGCTTTGACAGTATACTGTTACGGACACAACAAGAAGCAAGGTGGTTATCTAGGTATTATAACCTCTCTGACCTTTATGTTATGGGGAGGACTGGCTGGTCTATATGGAGCCGTAACAATAAATATAGGCTTCTTTCTTCTACACCTAAGAAATACAATAAGGGCATATAAAGATGACAGTAACATTCCAACAACTCAGAGCAGCTAACGAAGCACGTCTCCACGCTTGGCATGGTCAGGAGGCTATGGAAGGCGACGTCCCGCAGGTCTGGACCCTATCGGATTGGGGTGTAGCAGCGGCGGGGGAAATGGGAGAGGCTTGTAATATCATTAAGAAGTTGAATCGTTACAGAGATGGGTTAGTAGGCAACAAGGAAACCAAAGAAGAACTGATGGTGGAACTTGGTATAGAGATAGCGGATATAGTAATCTATCTCGATCTATTAGCATTGGCCGCAGGTATCGACTTAGGAGAACAGGTTGTAAGCAAATTCAATGCGGTATCTAAGAAGCATGGTTTCCCGCAGAACCTAGGAGAATAAGAATGGCTAAAAAAGAAGGGAAAGATGAAGTAAGAATCTCTTTCAATATTCCCAGAAAGTTACAAGAAAAGGCAGAGGCTATGCCATGGGGCGTTAGGACGCGCATTCTAGCTATTCTTCTTGAAAGAATACTTGATGCCGCTGATAAGTACGGTTCCATGATATACGGTGCCCTGCTTGATGGCGACTTTGAGATAACGTATAAAGAGAAGAAAAGATGAACAAACTCGAGCAGTTAAAAGCCCGCCTTGATAAGATGCCCAACAACGAGCGTCTAGCTCTGTTAGGACAAACTAGGGAAGATAGGAAGATCAGCAAACAGGCTGTTACTGTTACAAAGAAGCGTGAGCAGGACAAGCAGGGTAAACTTGCTAAGCAGTTCGAGAATTTAACGAAGGAGGAGAGGGCCGAACTCCTTGCTAAACTAAAGGAGGAAGTCAATGAAGGTACGGCATCTTAAGTTAGACGAAATAAAAGTAGGCAAGCGTTTTCGTGAAGATATGGGAGACATTGAGGAGCTGGCGGCATCGTTTAAGGAAGTGGGTGTACTACAACCTATTTCTGTTGACGAGCAGTTTAACTTGTTGGCCGGTGGGAGAAGGGTTGAAGCGGCGAAGGTTGCTGAACTCAAGAGTATCCCAGCGATTGTACGGAAAGTACCTGAGAATTTGTCAGCAAGAGAGATTGAGCTTTCCGAGAACGTCCATAGGAAGGACTTCACGTGGCACGAAAGGGCCGAACTGGAACGAGAAATTTTTCAGCTGAAGAAAAAGGACAACCCTGATTGGCGAGAAGAAGATCATGTTGATTATATCGGAACGAGTAAGGGTGCGTCCAGCAGGCGTTTGCGTCTAGCAGAGGCGATGGAATATATACCAGAGCTGGTAGATTGCAAGACTCAGGATGAGGCATGGAAAACTCTAAAGAAGATTGAAGAAGAATTAATAACAGAGAGTATTAAGGAAAAGGCCGACGATAAGTTATCAGGTGCAGCTCTTTCCGCTAAAAATCACTATCGAATTGGCGACGCCATAGAAGGTCTAAAAGGTTGCCCTCATCCCAATGCCAACTTCATTGAGGTAGACCCCCCCTATGCTGTCCAACTTCATAAGAGAAAGGACCGCAATCAAGATCTCAAGCAGATGGATAAGTATAATGAGGTAGATGCTAAAGAGTATCCGGACTTCTTGAAAGCAGTAGCAGAAGAATGTCACCGGATAACAGCAGATAACTCCTTCTTAATATGGTGGTTTGGGCCGGAATGGTACGAGGTAGTTAAGCAGACACTTAAGGGTGTAGGATACAAGGTTGGCGATATACCTGCTATATGGATTAAAGGACAGGCTGGGCAGACGGCCAGTCCTGATACGATGCTCGGCTCTGGATATGAACCATTTTTCGTATGTCGTAAAGGTATGCCTAAATTGCACAAAGCAGGGCGGAGTAATGTTTTCGACTTCAGTCCCGTACCACCCCAGGACAAAATCCATCCTACTGAGCGACCGCTTGACCTCATGCTTGAAATTCTCAGAACTTTTGCCTATCCAGGTTATCGTATCTGCGTCCCCTTCCTTGGAAGTGGAGTAACTTTGAGAGCTGCGTATAAGGAGAAAATGACTGGATGGGGATGGGATAAGGATAAGATGACGAAGAACAGGTTCGTTAATCAGGTGTTTAGAGATCAGGAAGAAAAAGAAGGAGAAGAAGATGATAACGTGGAATAATACTAAAACTAACCCACCCGAAGATAAGCAGTCGTGTTTTCTAACTCAAGCTAGGGGATTGATTAGCCAGCCTATTATAGGTCCGATAGCTTACAGCAAAGAAAATGACCACTTCTTAGATTTATTCGCTGAGCCAGATCACGGCACGATCTTGAGAAGTGGTGCGAGATATGCTGTTCCCGATCTAAACCTTTATTGGTGCGACGAGAAAGAAATCAATCTGCCGGAAGAAGAACCAGAAGAATGAACACAACCCCCTATGAAGAAGGCGACTCAGATAGCAAGATATGTATTCTTGCAGAAGCCCCCGCCCGCGCTGAAATGCGGCAAGGGCGACCTCTCGTCGGTCCCTCTGGGCAACTCTTAGATCAGTCTCTACACCCCGCGAAGATTGTGCGTCGAGAGTGTTATCTAATAAACCTCTTTGAGTTCGAGGTTAAAAAGAGTAAGGCAGGTGTAATAACGGATGGGGATGGAGAAACATTATGGACCGCAAAGACAGGACTGACAGAGATTGGAGAGGAAGCGGCGAAGCCAACCTTCCAGCGACTATCGAATTCAAGTGCGAATGTGGTCATACCACTTGGAGG